CTTGGTTTCTGCCGTTTGCCGCTCAGCTTCCAGCCTTGTGATTTCGGCTTGCGCTTCGTCGTAGGCTTTAGCCTTGATCTCAAGCTCGGTCACTTTTGCTTTCAGCGCGTCAATCTCAGTCTTAGCGGCGAGGATTTCGCCATCCTTGACCGTGAGAGCAGCTTTGAGCGTTTCGTCAGTCTCACCACCAAAAAGGGCAGTAAGACGTGACAGGAGGGACTTTGCTTGGGGTTCCGTCACTGGCACTTCCTCGACCACTTCAACGGGAGTTTCCTCAACCGGCGCGGGAGTTGGTGTTTCCTCAATAGGAGCGACCTCCTGAGGGATTTCGGAATTAGCTTGGAGGGACTGTGGAGTCATCTTGAATTTGCGATTGTCAAAAGCGCGGGCGGAAAGCGCCACGCCATTGAGCAACTTGTCAGCGAATCCGCGCTCAACTGCTTCTTTGCCATCCATCCAAGTCTCAGCGTCCATCATTTCGCGGATCTCTTTTTCGCTGTTGCCCGTGCGGGAGGTGTAGGCATTTACAAGCCCGTTGCCGAGTTTGTCGAGCAGGTCGGCAGTGTCGCGCATTTCGTCAGCGTCTCCGATTGCCAGCCCCCAAGGGTTGTGAATCATCACATAAGCGTTCTCGGGGATTTCCACCGTGTCAGCGGCCATGAGAATCACGGAGGCCATTGAAGCGGCAAGACCTTCAACCCGTGCCGTGATCTTTGCTTTCGAGTTTTTGAGTGAGTTGTAGATCGCCCACCCGTCCAGCACATCGCCGCCCGGGGAGTGGATGGAAAGGTGGATCTCATCCAACTCACCCATGCCGCGAAGGTCGCGCATGAATGCGGATGCGGAGATGCCCCACAGTCCAATCTCGTCGTGGATGCTGATGTCTGCCGATTTGGGCTTATCCTTCTTCGCTTGAATCTGATACCATGTTTTCATTTTGGTCCTCCTGAATGTCTAGTTGCTTTTGTTTGAATCCGTCCAGCGCGCCCTCGTCGAGTCCCATCTCCTGCTCAATTTCGCGGCGGCGTAAAATCTCCCGCGCCTTCTGCATCTCCACGCTTTCCCAATCGCGTCCCTTGCGTGCGTGGTAGTCGTTAAGACTCATTACCCCAGACTCTAGTTGCTCAAGCTCAAGCCGTCCTTCGCGGCCCCTGTCGATGGTCAAGTCTGCTTGCGGAATCCATTCAGCCCACCACCAGTTGCGCGGAGGTGGTGGAAGCTCGCCATTCTTGACGGCTTTGGCGATAAAGTAGGTGTAGAACCGTTGGCAGGCTTGCTTGAGTCTCGCCTGCTCATGCTCAATCCAGCGTTGGGTTTCGGCCATCAAATACCGCTGGCTTGGTCCGGTTTGCTTTGCTAAGTCCCACAACACTTCAGGCGAAAGCCCCACGCCCCAAGCGATGTCGCGCACAAGCCATTCAAGCAACATCATCTGATTCGGGTGGGGGCGTCCATCATGCAAGACCGAAAGCAGTTCGCCCTCGTTGAGTTGTGCCACCATTCCGCCCTCGCGCATTTGCTCGACGTTGATTGTGCTGCCGCCGCTGGTTTTGGTTGTGACCGCAGACGCGAATCCCTGCGGCCCGTTGCCTCCTTTCATGGTGCGAACAAGCCCAACCTGATTTGCCATCTTGATGCCGTGCTTAACGTCCGCCGTGATCTCGGCTTGGTCTTGGATGTTGTTTAAGGCGTGAGCGAGTGCGGATATTCCACGCACCTGTCCAGGCCGTTCAAAATCGGCATAGAAGATCGAGTCAGACGCCGCAACGCTTGACGCCTTACTGGGGTCATTAACGTCAACGAGGTTGTAGGCGAGGTGTCGCCCGAATTTGTCGAGGAAAACTCCGTCTTGGGTGGCCTTGCTTTTTCCGTTGTCGATTTGGTGGGACTCATAAAAGATGATGCGAGCGGTTCCGCTTGCGGTTTCGCTCAAGACGGAAAGCGAATCGCCGTCTTTGATTCGGAGGCGCGTAAGGGCGATCTGCCACTGAAAAAAGTCCATCTTGCCCGCTCGATCGAACACGAATGGAGTCCCGGCGCGTTCCTCGAAAAGCTCCTCGGCCATTCGGTTAAACTCACGGTCTGGAGTTGCGGCTTGGGGTTTGAGATAGCCGACGAGGTTAGCAACGCCATTGACGATACGGCGAGCAAGCCCGACATCCGCATACATTTTGCGAGCCTTGCGGAGGATGGTGAGCCTATCGCCGCCAGTGAGTTCTTGCGATGTATCCAGCGTACCCCAGTTGACCCAAGCACGGCGCGGGGAGTATTGGGCGGCGTCAAAATTGGTCAGCGCGTTAATGCCCACTGCCCCGCCTGCTTTTCTTCCTCGTCGTGTTCTGCTCATGTGGAAAAGTTGCGGGTTGAAAAGTCTTGGCTGAACCAGCGATCATTGAAGTCTGTGGTTCCGGCGAGTTCGTGCAATGCTTCCTCAATGCGACGAAGCCATGTCGCCCGTTCTTCGGGGCTAATGCTGATGCCCGTTGCGCTCCCTGCCCGTGAAGATTGACTGGTGATTTGAACTACGTCCTGAATGCGCCCCGCTTCCGCTTGCAATATCGCCAACTCCGCCGCTTCTAGCTCTGCGGTGGTATAGTATTTGACCAATTTTCTGACCCAAATGTCGGCGCTTGCCATCAATTAGGGCGAGTCAGTCAAACATCGCTTTCAGCTTCCGGCGGCGATGCCCCAAACTGATGCGCCACAAGCCACCAACTAAGCACTGCCGAGAGCTTCAAAGCATCGGCGTAGTGGTCATGGGCGAGCTTTTTCCATTGGAGTGGCTGGCGTTTGTGTTTTGCCATGATTAACGCCATACCTGAAAGCCCCATGATAAAGTCTGGCCCGATGTCCTCGGGAAAGTGGAGTAGGGGTGGGAGTTTCTTTTGGACTCGGTCAAGCCACAAGGCACACTTGATTCTGAAATCGACGTAGCTGGTCAGCATTAGCCCCGGCCAATCGTTGATTTGCGACTGGCTGAACGTGCCGAATGCTTTGTCGTTGCCCCGCGTCGGCCAGAGTTTGCCGCCGCTCATGGCGCAGATTTTATAGATTCGATCTGTCGCCCATGCGGAGTCGATTAGCCCTCCTGAGATGGTCACGGTCTTTCCTGATGGCGTCAGGTATTGCTTGCCGCCAAGCTTGAGCAAGTCCTCGGGAGCGATGACTTCACCGTAATCAATCACCCAAGCTTCGCCTGTTTTCTCCACGGCGGTCACAACGTAGTGCGTGGACTTTTCGCCGGGGTCGGCGCCCACCGAGACATAAGCAGGTTCATCGACGGGGCAAAATCCAAGGCGATACGGTGCGCGGAGGCTTAGAATATCCTCGTCCTTCACGGTTGCGCTTCGCTCCTCCCAAGGCAGGGCGAGGGTTGAGTTAAAAAAGTCTTGGAGAATGGAGGTATCGGTTTGAGCGTCCAGCCACTTCACCGCCAGCGTGCCAAAGGCGCAAGAACGCCACGGCGCATAAAGTGAGTTGAGGTGATACCCAACGCGCCCCGGCTCTGCGTTTGGGTTGGTTGCCACCCATTTGCCGCCCCTTAGCATCTTCGTTTTATGGGAGTCGGTGATCTTGCCTTTGCATTCTTGGCACTCGTAATGCGCCGTTACACGAACACGGGCTTTGTCCCATTCGTCCTCCTTGCGCTCTTTGGCGTACCATCGGACTTGCGACCACTCCAGCTTGATTAGCTCGCTGCAATGCGGGCATGGGACCATGAAATAGCGTTGATCGGTGCGGAGAAATTCTTGCCATACCGTGCCGCTGTCTACTGTTGGGGTGGAGGTCTTGACGCGTAGCGGGTTCGTGAAAGACTTGGTTCGGTTCTCCGCGAGTTGGAGAGCGGACGCTTCGTTGCCGCGCTGGGTGGCGAACTTGTCCACCTCGTCCATGACCAATAGCCCACACGGGCGAGAGGCGAGATTCGCCGGCGAGTTTGAGCCGACAAATGCAAGTCCCGCCGCCGTAAAGTCTTGGGAGAGTGCGGTGATCTTGCGTGGGCTTGGATGCTTCAACGCTCGCAACGGCCCGCAATCGTCCACCATTGGAAGCCATCGGGTTTGGGAGAATGAGCGGGCGAGATCCTCGGAGGGCATAACCCATAGACCCGGGAGCGGGCGGTGAACGTAACGCCATGCCGTCCCGACCATGATCGTGTTTGTTTTGCCTGTCTGCGTTCCCCAGCATAGCACGATGTCGCTGTTCCGGTCATTGGCGAACATCTCGAGCGGCTCGCGGACGTAGGGAGTCAGAGCGGTGGAGTATGGGCCTTCGTTTTCCGTTTGGCGGATGCTGAGAACGATTTCATCCTCGGCCCATTGCCACACGCGCCGGTTGTCTCGCGGGGCGAAACAGGCGGCGAAGGATGCGAGGAGTGGGTCAATCACGGCAGGACGGATGGCGGGGCGTTGAGTCGCTTGAAGATTCCGGTGAGCGCGGCCTCAATTTGTTCCCTTGCGTGTTCGGGGTCACTAGGGTTCACCTTTGCCGCCAACGAGCCAGCCAGCCTCTCAAGTTCGCCTCTGACAATCATTAGGTAGCCAGTAAAGGTTCTTTGCGCGTCTTGAGTAGTGATAATTTGCCGCGCCTTCTCCATCGCCTCCATAAGCTTTAACTCAAGAGCCGGAGCGCGGGCTGATAGCTGGCTGGCGAGCGTCAGCCATTTGCGACTTAGCTCAGGGTCAGTGTCCTTCCATCGGGTTGCCTCTTTGGTGCAAAAGTCTAGCTTGGATTCCAGTTGCTCGCGGTGCTTTTCCAATCGCTCGACAGTGGACATTCCGCGCCAACCCTCGCCGTCCACCTTCTCTACTTCGGCCTCGATGTTTGTGGGCGGTTTGCGCGGCGGCTTTTCTCCTGTGCTTTTTGGGCGGGTCTTAATCCATGACTCAACAGCCTCAATAGAGTCTGTCGGCATCCCGTCTTTAACCTTGGAGTGAACGCTTTGCCTTGTGATTCCAAGGTATCGAGCTATTGCGGCCTTGGTCATTTGGGGTCGGTTAGCTTACGGATTTGATGTTTTGGGGCATTTTGCCGTTTTTAACGTAAGATTGTTTAAC